CTCAATATCGCTCTTGCAGGTACTGGTGTTGGTAAATCTCTTTTTATGTGTCATCTTGCTTCTTCTGTACTTTTAGAGGGTAAGAATGTTTTATACATTACTCTTGAAATGGCAGAAGAAAAGATTGCTGAAAGAATAGATGCTAATCTCTTAAATGTTAATATTCAGGATATAACCGATCTACCTAAACCAATGTTTGAGAGTAAGGTTAGTAATATTGCTAAAAAAACTCAAGGAACGTTAATTATAAAAGAGTATCCTACTGCATCTGCCCATTCAGGACATTTTAAATCATTGCTACAGGAGTTGGCATTGAAAAAATCATTTAAACCTGATATAATATTCATAGATTACTTAAACATTTGTGCTAGTTCACGATATCGCCAAAACGCCTCTGTCAATTCCTACTCGTTCATCAAAGCGATTGCGGAAGAACTTAGGGGGTTGGCTGTCGAAAGTAATTTACCAATTGTTAGTGCTACTCAAACTACTCGTTCTGGTTTTGCTTCTAGCGATGTTGACCTTACTGACACGTCAGAGTCTTTCGGACTCCCTGCTACTGCTGACCTTATGTTCGCTCTCATATCTACTGAGGAGTTGGAAGCGTTAAATCAAATAATGGTAAAACAACTAAAGAATCGTTATAATGATCCTACTTTGTTTAAGAGATTTGTAGTTGGTATTGATCGTGCCAAAATGAGATTATATGATGTTGAACAAAAAGCACAGGAAGATATTCTTGATACTGGAAAAGAAGAGGAGTATACTCCTATTGAAGAAACTAAAAATAAAATGAAATCTTTTAAAGATTTTAAATTTAAAGAATAATTATGGAAAAAGTTAGTTTTTGGGAAGAGCAGAAAAAAGAAATATCTAACTGTCTTTATAATTTACCAATAGATACTTTTAGAAATTGGGCACCTATATGTGGCATACCACTATTCGAGATGTGGCATTGGATAGGATATATGGAAGGTGCACAGAAAACTTATGATAGAATAAAAGAAGATGAAGTATTAGTTAATAAGTGGGTTAGATCTATGTCTCCAAAAACTTGGGGATTTACTCATGAACAATATATTAATACATTAAGTAAGATTAAATTTCCACTTTCATTTCAATTAGATACTACAACTTATAATCTTAAATCTAATCATCATATTGAAACATATTATCAATTAACATCAAAGAATATTTTAGATTATGATAGAATTGTAGAATTTGGTGGTGGTGTAGGAGATTTGTCTAAATTAGTTTTTGATTTAGGATATGAGGGTGATTATTGTATTTACGATTTTGAAGAAATATTAGAGGTACAAAAAATAAATTTTGTACCCTATAAGAAAAAACCACAATTTACATCTAATATACCAAAATATTCTAAAAACACTTTGTTTATATCTACTTGGGCATTTTCTGAAGCACCATTAGATTTAAGAGATAAATTTTTAAATTCATTACAACCTGAAGATTGGTTAATAATAACTCAGAGAAATATTTTTGGTATTGATAATGATGAATATTTTAATTCTTGGGATGGGCAGAGAAGTGAAATTCCTTGGATAGCTTGGGATAATGGTAGTTATTATATTGCCAAATAATATTGACAAAAAATAAATTTATTTGTATAATATAGGAAAGAAAAAAATTAATGACCAAACAAGTAGATACTCAAAAGTATACTGAGTTTGTAGACGCAGTAACATCTAAAGAATCAAATGATTATATTGCATTTAACTCTAGGTGTTTTGAGATACAGAAAGATCCTGATGGAATCCCTGTTCATCGTTTATTAACTGCTGCTCTTGGCATTTGTGCTGAAGGTGGTGAGTTTACTGAGGTAGTGAAGAAGATGGTATTCCAAGGTAAGCCCGTGAATGATGAGAACATCTTTCATATGAAGAGAGAACTTGGAGACATCATGTGGTACGTTGCTCAGGCATGTATGGCACTTGATACTGACTTCAATGAGATTATTGAAATGAATGTAGAGAAGTTAAAGGCAAGATATCCTGGTGGAGAGTTTGATGTTCATTACTCAGAAAACAGAAAGGATGGTGATGTATAATGCATGATTCTTCTAAATTATTAACTGGGTTAAAGTTCAAACAAACTTTAAGATATGGTGAGAACCCACAACAACAAGCAACTTGGTGTGTTTACCCAGATCATGGATTATCATCAGCAAATCAATTACAAGGTAAAGAGTTAAGTTATAACAATCTTATAGACTTAGACGCAGCAGTATCAACAGTAAAGGAATTTCCTGATGAACCTGCTGCTGTTGTAATTAAGCATACAAATCCTTGTGGAGTTGCTATAGGAAAGACTATAGATTCTGCATTAACAAGAGCATTGGATTCTGATAGAGTCAGTTGCTTTGGTGGAATTATTGCTTTGAATAGAGAAGTAAATACTGAGTGTGCTAATGAAATTATAGGTGCTTTTTATGAATGTATCGTTGCTCCATCATTTAGTAATGAAGCGAAGGAAATACTTGCTGCTAAAAAGAACCTAAGATTACTTGAGTTGGATATTGATAATATGCAACTAAAACCATATAATGTTAGAAGTATTCTTGGTGGAGTATTAGTTCAAGAAAAGGATAATGATCCAGTTAATGTTGATGATTGGAAAGTAGTTAGTAAAAGACAACCAACAACTCAAGAAAGAATTGATCTTACTTTTGCTTGGAAGGTATGTCGTCACGTTCGTTCTAATGCTATCCTAGTTGCTAGTGATGGTGCTACATTGGGTGTAGGTGCAGGGCAAATGAATCGTGTTGGATCGGCAAAGATTGCATTAGAAGCATATACTCAAGTTAGTGGTGCTGCATTGGCAAGTGATGGGTTTTTCCCATTTGGTGATACTGTAAGACTCGCATATGATTATGGTATTAAAGCAGTTATTCAACCAGGTGGAAGTATTAAAGATCAAGAATCTATTGATGCTTGCAATGAGTTAAATATGACTATGATATTCACAGGTAAAAGACATTTCTTACATTAAACAATTATGAATTACGCATTATTAAGTGTATCAGATAAAACAGGTATTGTAGATTTTGCAAGATCTTTGGTTGATTATGGATATACTATTATTTCTAGCGGTGGAACACACGCAGTTATTCAAGCAGAGGGTATACCAGTAACTAAGGTTTCTGATTATACTGGATCACCAGAGATTCTTAATGGAAGAGTAAAGACATTACATCCAAAGATTCACGGTGGTATTCTTGCACAGCGTGGTAATCCTGTACACGATATGGATCGTAATGCAAATGGGATTGGATTGATTGATATTGTAGCAGTAAACTTATATCCTTTCGCAGAAACAGTTGCTAAACCAGATGTAACTCTTGCAGATGCAATTGAGAATATTGATATTGGTGGTCCTAGTATGGTAAGATCAGCAGCAAAGAATTATAAAGATGTTGCTGTAATGACTAACCCACATCAGTATGGGATTTATATGGATTCAATAAAAGGTAATCTATCAATTAAACCTGAGACTTTAAGAGAACAATTTATGGTAGAAGCATTCAGACATACTGCTGAATATGATACTACTATTAATAGGTGGATGGAGAATAATGTATAAAGAAAACATTAAATCCATAACTAACTATGACCGCATTAGTGGCGTAGTGTGGATTGGAAGTTAGAATCTGAAAACCTCAAACTAGAAAATATGATTATTGTTTACCAAGAACATATTGAAATACTAGAGAAAGAAAATGATAATCTCCGAAAGGAGATACATTTTTTGCAGCAACAATTAGAGTATAAAGCATTGGGAAATCCAATTGAGGAAGATGGCTGCAAGTAAAGGTGTAAATAATTGGAATAAACATTGGAGAGGACTAGGAGAAATACAAACGGTTATAAAAACATCAGCATCTTATTATCAAAGTGATGTTGTTAGACCTATAGGTACTTTACGTAAAGATACTCCAGTAACTTATGTTGATAGTGAATCTGTCACACATACTAGAGTTGCTATAAGACTTGGTGAAGAAATATATTATACTAATATTGATAATTTAGTTAAGCCTAGATCGTTGGGTACTATAAATTTAAAACCACAATCTTTTGGATTGTCTGGTCAGAAATTTTCTATTATAAATTATATTTCTAAAGTTAGAGAGGCAATTTTTTCTAGGCAGGATATTAAAGGGGAATTACAAGAATATTTGTTGGAGTTAGTTGATTTTGCAGTAGATGGTAATAAAGGTATTACTGGATATGATAACACTCAAATACCAATAGCATCTATAGTTAAAGATTTTGGTGAGGTTATTGGACCAATTTATTCTGTTAAAAGAGGTCTTACTAAATTTGGTCTTAATGTTAATAATTCTTCTGATATTCTTATACCAACGTCAAGTGCTGAACCTCTATTAGATTATTATATTATTACTCTGGAAAAACAAATAAAAATTTCTGGAAAATCTAAAGGAACTAGTAATACTCTTAAGATGAATGATTTGGTTCCACGTATACTTAATAATCAAAATCTTTTAAATAAATACTCTTCTGATAGAGAATTTATTATTATGAGTGAAATACATAATAATACAATGATACAAGGTCCAATTAAAGCTTGTGTTAGATTAGGTATTATAAGTCAGATAGCAGCTAATTCTGCTAATACTTCTTCAGCATTTATTCCATCAAAAGAATTATTTGAAGATCTTATAAGTACAGATGCTAGACTGAGAAATAAAGAAAATATAACAGTAAGAGAAATATCTTACTTATGCGAAAAAGAACTTATAAAATATTCAAAGCAAACTTTAGTATCGCAAAAATTTAAAAATATAGTTAATGATGTTTTGAATGATGAAATTTATTTTGTCAAGTTTAATATTATGAATAATATACCATCATTTATTACTGAAGCAACTTCTGGTAATGTTTCTATAAACAACTTATTTTTTAGATCTAAAAATGGATATGAATCTAAATCTGATAAATTGGGATTTTCTTTATGAATAAAATGGTAGATCAACTCATCATTGAGTTTAAAAAATTAAAGAGAGTTCGTGGTAATGTATTTGAAAATTTTCTTACTTTTGTGCATTTATGTTTAACAGGTAAGAAAGATGATAAATATAATGTGAAGAAGAATCAAATATTAGAATATATTGTTGTTAATAAACAATCTATTAAATTGAGATTAATACAGAACTGATGAAATCTTTTGCAGCATTTTTAGTTGAAACTAGTGCATCCCAACAAGCCCAGAGATTGGGATTGGAAGGTGATGGTCATGGTGGATGGTATGATAGATCCACTGGAGAATTTATAGCAAAGACTGTAAAAGGAACATTAAAGTTTTATAATAAAAGACAGAAAGTAGGAATGAGAGATCCTGCACAGTCTGAACAAGAAAAGAATTATTCAAATCCAAATACTCAAGTTCCACCTGAAGCACAACAAGCACCTCCTGCAGAACCTACTCCAGAAGAAATAGCAGCACAAGAAGAACAAGCTGCAGCAGATCAACAGGCAGCCGTTCAATCTCAATTACAAAGTCCTGATTTAGCAGCAGGACCTCCACCTGTTCCCAAAACAAGAGGAACACTAACTATAGGTTTTGGTAGATTTAATCCACCACATGCTGGTCATGG